CGCTGCTCAACGGCAAGGCGCGTCCATCGCGCAAGATGTGGGGGCAGGCTCGCCGCGCCGCGTGCTGGTTAAGCGATCCGGCCGACGCCGGACCGATCGTGGCGGGCGAAGGGATCGAGACGGTGTTGAGCTATGCAGCGGATCTCGGCGCGCCCTGCCGGCCGCTTGCCCTGCTCAGTCTCGATAATCTGCAAGGCCGCGCGATGCGGGATGCCGAAGGCGTCGTGCCGCTCTGGAATCTGCGGCCGGATCCAGATGCCCTGCCGTACACCTGGCCGAATGCCGGCGAGGTGCATGTGCTGATCGACGCCGACATGAAATCGGTGCGGCTGCGCGCCCAGGCCGAGCGTCGCGGCCGGCGCGAGCTGGTCGAGATCGACGGCGTTCGGCGAGCTGAGATCTGCGCGACCCTCGCGACGCAAGCGTGGCGTCGTGCCGGCGCTGCCCGCGTGCTGCCGATGCGCCCACCCATGGGCATGGATTTCAACGATCTCGGGAGGGCGGCGTGATCCTACACCCTGTTCGCATCCAACTTTCGCGCAAGAAAGGCTGGAGGATGCCGGCTAATACGGTGAGCGTTGCCCGGCCGACATTCTGGGGCAATCCGCACATCGTCGTGCGCGATGAGCTGCGCTGGGATGGCGAGACGGTGGACGAAGCTGATGAGCCCGTTCTTTCCGGGCCATGGCTCTGTGCGTGGCAGCCCAAACGGCTAGCCGGATTCTGGTTCACCACGCGCGCTGAGGCGGTTGCGAAAGCTGTCGAACTCTACCGCTGGAAGATGACCGAACTCGGCACCTGGTCGAACGCGAAACGCCGCCTGCCTGAACTTGCAGGTAAGAACCTCGCCTGCTGGTGTCCGCTAGATCAGCCCTGCCATGCAGACGTGCTGCTCGATCTGGCGAACCGCGATGACTGACCTTTACGATCGCGCTGTCGCGCTGGTCACCGAGCATCAGAAGGCGTCGACCAGCTGGCTCCAGCGGCAGCTGCGGATCGGGTATAACGAGGCCGCGCGCTACATTGAACGAATGGAAAGAGACGGCTTCGTCGGTTCGCCTGACCACGTCGGCCGTCGCGAAGTGCTGCGCCCGCCCTCGGCCGCGCTGCCGGAATCGAGCGCTGTGATCACGCCGTCCGTGCCCGCTTGGGAGCGTAATGCGGGCAAATTCGACGCGCCAGCGACTGGCACGCCGACCGTTCACCGGGAGCGCCTGACAATCGGGCATCAACCGACGTATGAGACCTTCGCGCCGCTGAAGTCGCCGGATGCTGCCGCCGTGGCCGATCGCCCGGTGGAAGATCTCGCCGCCGACCTAGTCCGCATCCTTGGCCTCGACGGCGCCCGCCAGCTTGTCCGATCGGCGGCGCAGGGCGAGGGCATGGCGTTGGCGCCGGCCGTTTCGACGCCCTCGGCCGATTGGCTGAAGAAGATCATCGAGCGGCTGTTGGGCCTCTACGGCGAGCGGCGCGATCTCGCCCAAGAGATCCGCGACGTTTTCTCTTTCGCCAAGGATATCGGGCTGAACGTGAAGGCCCTGCGACGCACGATCGCCGACATCGAGGCCGACAAGGAAGGGCGGTTCGAACTGGAGGCGAACACCGCAATCTATCGCGCGATCATGGGGGTCGAAGAGCCCGATTTCGTGATCGAGCTGCCCTCTGGCCCGCCGCCCGCGCCAGCGAACGCCAAGAAAATCACGGCCAAGGAAAAGCAGTACCGGCAAGCGCTGGCGCTGACCTCGGCCGCGCACGCCATCATCGACATATAGGGGGATTGGGTGACCGAAGAGAGTGGCGCCGTATCATCGCGCGCCGTGCTGATGGCGACCGTCGATCCGCTCGTGCTGGCATGGCGGGAATTGTCTGATCTGGGGAATTCGGAACGACTGGTTTCGCGGGCGGGCGGCAAGCTCGTCCATGTGCGCGAATGGGGATGGGTTGCGTATGACGGCAAGCGTTGGTCTGCCGACGACGGCGAGCGGCTGGCGCATCTGAAGGCGCATGAGGTGGCGCGCGGCCTCCGCGACGAGATCGCGGCCCTCGCCGAGTTGGATGAGGCCGAGCTAAAAGGCCGCTTCGGTGACTGGTGCACGGCCGAGATGCGCGCGAGCCGCGTGATCGAACTGCGCAAGTTCGCGGTGCAATCCGGCAATGCCAGCAAGACTGTGGCGATGCTCGCCCAGGCGGCCAGCCTCGATCAGCTGAACCGGCGGATGGACGATTTCGACCGCAATCTGCTCGTCATCAACGCCCGGAATCGCACGCTCCGTTTCGCCCGCCGCCGTGGAGACGGCGATAGCGCGCCTTGGGTGCTGCTCGATGCCCCGCACGATCCCGCCGACCATCTGACCCGCGTCATGGCATGCGACTGGATCCCGGACGCGACAGCGCCGCGCTGGGAAGCGCACCTTGCGACGGTGCTGCCGGATCCGGACGTGCGGGCCTATTTCCAGCAAGTCATAGGCTACGCGCTATCCGGCCTCACGATCGAGCAATGCATGTTCATGCTTCAAGGCAAGGGCGGCGACGGCAAGTCCACGACGATGAATGTGCTGCGCGAGCTGATGGGCGGCTATGGCGTCGCGGCCGACGTGCAGACGTTCATGGCGGCCGGGCAGCGATCCGGCGCCGAGGCGACGCCTGATCTTGTGCGGCTGGCCGGCGATACGCGGCTCGTCTGTACGCAGGAGCCGAAACGCGGCGCCGCCCTCGACGAACAGCGGATCAAGCAATTCACCGGCGGCTCGCCCATTCAGGCGCGTGCCAATTACGGCGATGCCTTTGAATTCAAGGCGCGGGGTAAGCTCTTCATCGAATGCAACAGCCGGCCGAGGATCTCCGGCGATGATGACGGAATCTGGCGGCGCATCGTGATCATTCTCTTCCCGCATCAGTTCAAGGGCACCGCGATCGACAAGAATTTCGAGGCGCGGTTGATGGACGAAGGGCCGGGCATCCTGAACTGGATGCTCACCGGCCTGCGCGCCTGGCTGGAGGCCGGTCGGCTCGTCCAGCCGCAGGCTGTCGCGGAAGCGGTCGAGGAGTATCGCCGCGCGGCGAACCCTTTTGGCGAGTGGATGGCCGCAAGGCTCGACACCACTGATCCGTCTGCCGTCACGCTCGCCGCCGACCTTTGGAACGATTACAGCAAATGGTGCGAGGATGAGAGCGTGGGCGACCGCGAGAAGCTCACCAGCACCGCGTTCGGCCGCGCGCTGGGCGATCGTCAAATCATGCTCGGGCCGCGCCACAGATCCGGCAGAAAGACGCGTAAGGGCGCCAAGCTGCGCGGCGATGTGCCGCTGACCGAAAGCGTGCCATCGCCGGCCGTTTCGTCGCATGCGCCGCCCTCACCTGCACGCTTCAGCGATGACGATTTCGGCGGGTTTTCGGAAGACGATCTGCCGCCGTGACGCACCCCGGTTCCGCTGACGTTTCCGCCGACGACGAATAGTTGATGAACAGTTGGGACGAACCGTTCGTCATTTTCAGGGTCGGATGCAAGCAAGGCGCAGGCGGGGCGAAAGGTCAAGATAGCGATCGAGCGAAATCGACGGCGCGAACTGTTCGTCTGTTCGTCAACCGTTCATCGCCCAAGCCGTTGATTTTACACCATTGAAGAACAGTCCGAATAGTTAGAACCGTTCTGCGAACACCATTCCATATGCATGTGCAGGCATGTGCGATGATGTGTGATCTGTTCATCTGTTCATCATTAAAAAGAAAGAACCAAGGGATGGATAATCTGGAAACTCTCTCTCAGGGCGACCCGCGCTGCGACGCGTCGCTGTGGACGCCTGCCCTGGTGGAAGAGCGGATGGTGGACGCGGTCGATAAGCTCGACCGCGTCGTGTCCAGCGGGCGCTATCCCTTCGCGAAGGATGGACCGTGGTCGTCGATCATCCGCGATCGGCTTGTGGACTATGTCGATGTCGACGATTTGCGCGAGCGTGGTGCGCGGGGCCGTGGTGGGCTGCGGTCGGCTGAGGTTGACCTGATGAACGAAGCGCTGGAGTGGGTGACGCTCCTGCCGGCCAAGGGCCGCAACCGGCCACTGGTCGGCGTCGTGCTGATCCAGCGCATCCGAGGTGGCAGCCAGATCGATTGGGCCGATGTGAAGCGGCGGCTGCGATCGAAGGATGGGCACGATACGCTGCGCATGGCCTATGGCCGCTCGCTCTCGGGCATTTGTCGCGCGTTGAACCGTCGCCGCGTTCCCGTAAGCCTTTGATTTGTGACCATGGAAACCTGTCAATCGGTGGAAACTTCGCCATCGAAAATAAAGGGTGTTCGTTTCCGGGGGTCTGAGCGTCTAATTCTTGTCATGCTGGGGCAAAGCTACGGCTTCCCGCTTCGGCATCCTCTCCCTCACCTTATGCGCTGGTCCGGCCTGCCCCCCTTTACTCGGGCCGGATCGGCGCGCCCTTTCGGAGCGTGTCGTGGGTAGGCTGACCAACCTCAAGCCTGCCATCGGTAAGCTGAAGCCATCGGTTGCCTACATGCCCGAGGGCGAGCGGGAGCGGGATCGGCTTCGCAATACGCTGGCCTCTCGCCAGCTGTATCAGACGCCTGAGTGGCGAGCGCTGCGGTCTAAGATCAAGCTGCGCGATCACTACAAGTGCCAGCGCCCTGAGTGCGGTCGCATCTGCGGCGGCAAGGGTGAAGCGGTCGTGGATCATCGCGAGCCGCATCGCGGGGATCGCGTGCTCTTCTTCGATGAGCGCAACCTGTGGACGCTGTGCAAGCCGTGCCATGACAGCTGGAAGCAGAAGCTGGAGGCGCGGGCCGGCCGCTGACCCGAGAGGGGGGGGGCGGGTCAAAAGTCGGGAGGGGCGTCGCCCCCTACACCCGCATGGTCCCCATTCGGAGATTTTTTCCTTGGTCGAGCGTGCTCTGGATCTGCTTGGGGACCCGATCCCCGAAGGATATGATGGAAAGGGCCGCCCACCCCACGTTGCCGACGACAGAAAACGCAATAAAGTCATGCTCTTGCTGGCGATGGGCTGGACGAACGGGCGAATTGCCGCCGCGCTTGGCCTCGACGTGAAGACTTTGCGGAAGCATTATTCCCAACAGCTGCGGACCCGCGAGGTCGCGCTCGATAAGATGCGCGCCGGCCGCCTCACCGTCCTCTGGGAGGAAATGGAGAAGGGCAGCATTCCGGCGGCCAAGGAAATCGGCAAAGAAATCGGCAGGATCGAGGCCCTCACCTTCGGCGATCTACCGGCGCACTCAGATCGGCATGCGCCCCGCGATCGAAAAGCCGGAGCGCAGCAGCTCGGCAAAAAGGAGGTTGCGAAGATCGCGGCGGCGAGTGCCGGAGCCGGCACCGAATGGGGAGATGATCTGATCCCGCCCACCATGAACTGAGGCCCGTGATGAACCCATGGTGCACTGCCTGCCCTGACTGGCAGGACCGCATCATGTCGGGGCGGCACTTGGTGCCTGATCTGCCCCTGTTTGAAGGGCAGGCGGCGAAAGCTCTGAGGATCTTCAAGCGGCTGAGGATTCCGGATGTCATCGGCCGGCCGACGCTCGCAGATGCCTGCGGACCTTGGTTTTTTCCGATCGTGGCGGCCCTGTTTGGCAGCTACGATCCCGAGACCCACCGCCGGCATATACAGGAGGTCTTTCAGCTTATCCCGAAAGGGAATGGGAAGTCATCGAATGGCGGCCCGGTCATGTTGACCGCGACGATCATGAACCAGCGCCCAGAAGCGGGCTTTTCGTTCATTGCGCCGACGATCGAGATCGCAAAGATCGCATTCGAGCAGGCCGCCAACACGATCCGCACCGATGCGGCGCTGATGGAGGCTTTCCAGATACGTGAACACATCCGGACCATCGAGCACAGAACGCTGGGCACGGAACTGAAGATCAAAGCGGCCGATACGGACGTCGTTACCGGCGGCAAAGACGTCGGAACAATGATCGACGAGACGCATGTCTTCGCGAAGCGGTCGAACGCCGCAGACATTTATATCGAAATTCGGGGTGCGCTGGGCAAACGTCCGGACGGCTTCCTTTTTCAGACGACGACGCAGTCAAAGGAACCGCCGTCAGGTCAGTTCAAGCTGGAGCTGGATCGAGCGCGCGCGGTGCGTGATGGCGCGCTTGATCTGCCGCTGTTACCGATCCTGTACGAGCTGCCGGATGCATTGCTGGAGAAAAACCAGTGGCAGGAAAGGCGATACTGGCCTCTCGTGAACCCGAACCTCGGTCGGAGCCTCGATCCGGCGTTCCTAGACAGGACGTTGATGGAGGCGATCCGAACGGGCGGCGAGACGCTTACGCTCGTCGCGAGCCAGCACTTCAACGTTGAGATCGGCTTACGCCTTCGCTCAGATCGTTGGCGGGGCGCCGACTTCTGGGAAGGCGCCAAGTTCGAGCCGATCCGGAACCTTGATGCGCTGCTGAATCGCAGTGAAGTCGCAGTGATCGGCATCGACGCGGGCGGATTGGACGATCTGGCGGGTCTGTGCGTCGTCGGGCGCGACAAGCGTAGCGGGATTTGGCTCTACTGGTGTCATGCCTACGCGCACCGGAAGGTGCTTAATCTTCGTAAGGAAATCGCTTCTTCGTTGCTTGATTTCGAGCAGGACGGCGACCTGACCTTCTGGGGCGATGCCGACGCGGCCGCCGATGTCGCCAAGAGGCTTCTTGACGATGGCAGCGAGGAAGAATTTCTCGCTCGCCCCGAAGGCGGCGATGTCGACGTAGACGTGGCCGCCATGGTGGCCGTCTGCGTCCTGGTTCGCGATCGGGGATTGCTTCCCGATACGCACGGTATCGGCGTCGATCCGGCCGCCCTTGGAAACTTGGTTCAGGCCTTGGAAGCAGAGGGTTTCACCGCCCAGGCGGAGAGCGGGAAGGTCGACATCATCGGCATCTCGCAAAGCGCGACAAATTTGAACTCGGCGATCGTGACGCTGGAGCGAAAGCTTGAAGCCGGAACCGCCGCCCACGGCGGCACCCGCCTCATGAACTGGTGCGTCGGCAACGCGAAGGCCGAGCAGAAAGGAAACAGCGTGGCGATCACTAAGCAGGCCGCAGGCAAGGCTAAGATCGACCCGCTTGCGGCTGCGTTCAACGCGACCAAGCTGATGGAGCGCAACCCCGAGGGGACGGGCGGCAACATCGACGAATATCTGGCCTATCTGTCCGCGAAGGCCGCCGCGTGAACCTGATCCAGAAAACAATCGGCTACCTAAGCCGCGCGTTTTCCCTAACCGACGCCGACAGCTATCGCGCACTCGATGCCCAGCCGTCATCGGCCGGAATGTCCGTTACACAGGACAGCGTCCTGACGCTTTCGGCTGCTTGGGCGTGCGTGAATTTGATCGCCGGCACTGTCGGCTCGCTTCCCTTGGAGGTGCGCAAGCCGGGCCTCGGCGGCATCGCAGTCCCAGCGCCTGAGCATCCGCTCTGGTATCTGCTGCATGACAGCCCGAACCGGGATCAGACGGCGCTCGATTTCTGGGAGTTTGTGCAGGCATCGCTGGAGCTACGGGGCAACGCCTATGCGCGCAAAATCAAATTTGGAGATCGCCTGGTAGCGCTGATGCCCGTGCGGCCCGACATCGTTTCGACGCGGGTGAAGGACGGAAAGCTCCAGTATGTCTGGACCGACAACGCTATTCGCTATGAGCTTTTCGCCGATGATATGCTCCACATTCGGGGCTTCGGCGGCTCGGCCAATGGCGGTTTGTCGACAATCGCTTACGGACGGCAAGTTTTTGGCCTCGCCCAGGCGGTCGATACTGCCGCCGCCGCCACCTTCCGCAACGGCTTGAAGCCCAGCGGCGTCGTGAAGCACAAGAAGTGGCTCACGCCGGACCAGCGCAAGCAATCCGACCTGATGATCAATGAATACGCTGGCGCGATGAAAGCCGGCAAGCCGATCGTCATGGAAGGCGACATCGACTGGGTCCAGCTGACGATCAGTCCGCAGGACGCCGAAATGCTGCTTTCGCGCGGTTTTGCGGTGGAGGAAATCTGCCGGTTCTTCGGCGTGCCGCCGATCATGATCGGGCACGGCGATAAAACCAGCAGCTGGGGCACTGGCGTGGCCGAAGTCACGCAGGGCTTTGTCAAATATACCCTTCGCCGCCGTTTGAAGCGGATCGAGCAAGCGCTGCGCAAGCAGCTGCTAAGCGATGCGGATCGCGCGGCGGGGATCACCCTTTCGTTCAATCTGGATGCGCTGTTGCGAGGCGATGCCGCCGCACGCGCTGCCTTCTACGAGATCATGATCCGCAACGGCATCATGACGATCAATGAATGTCGCGCGCTTGAGGGTCTGCCCCCGGTTCCCGGTGGCGATGAGCCTCGCGTGCAGATGCAGAACCAGCCGATTTCATCCCAGATCGGCCACAACGGCGGGCCGCCGCTCAGCGAGGCAGCATGAACGAACTGGACTTCCCCCTCGACGTGAAGGGCATCACGGACGACGGCGAGATCGAGGGTCTCGCCGTCGGCTATGGCAACATGGATCACGGCGGAGACGTTGTGCTTCCCGGCGCCATCACGGCGTCCCTGGCTGGCAGGAAATCCCTGCCAATGCTGCTCTATCACGATCAGAAGCGCCCGATTGGCGTATGGCACAGCTGGCGCGAGACGCCGCAGGGGCTGCTCGTGAAGGGCCGGTTTTCGAAAACGACCGCCGGCCGGGAGGCTCAGGAAGATGCGCGTGCTGAGGCGCTTTCCGGGCTCTCGATGGGCTTCAAGACGATCAAGCAGCGTTTTGAAGGCAAAGCCCGCCAGCTGATCGAACTGGCGCTTCACGAAATTTCGCTGGTGACCATTCCGATGAACGATCGGACGCGCATCACCAGCGTGAAGGACATTACAGGCGACGGGCGACTGCCCTCGCTCCCCGAATTTGAGACGTTCCTGCGTGAGGCAGGCGGTTTCTCGAAAACTCAGGCCACTGCCATCGCCGGCAAGGGCCTGTCGCATCTGCTCCGGGGTGAGCCCGGCGATGCACCTGCCGACGGAGACTTCTTCGCGGCGCTGGCGGCGCAATTTCGCGCCTGACCTCACCCCACCGGGAGTTCACGATGACCAAGATTTTGCTTGCCGCGGCGGCCTTCGCCGTCGGCCCGATGAGTGCTGCCGAGGTCCGCGCTGGACGTTACATGCGTGGTCCTGACGATCATCGCGAGACGAAGACGGCGGCCGAGCTGGCCACTGAGACGAAGGCACTGTTCGAAACCAAGTTCAACGAGGTCAAGGGCATTGCGGAGCGCGCCGTCGGTATGGCCGAGCGCGGCGAAACGATGTCGACCTCGCTCAAGGAAATCGCTGATCAAGCGCTGGCTGGCATGAGCGAGGCGAAATCGCGCCTCGACACGCTGGAGCAGAAAATGGCCGCCGAAGCCGGCGATCGTTCCGAGCGTGATCGCTCAGTTGGTGAGCAGTTCGTCGAGAGCGACGGCTTCAAGTCGATTAGCGGCGGTATGTCGCAGGGTCAGACGCTGACCGTCGAAATGAAGACGATCACGTCGCTGACGACCAATGCCGACGGCTCGGTTGGCAATCTCACGCGAGCCGATCGGGTCGACGGCATGCTCAACATGCTGCCAGATCGCCGTCTTCGCGTCCGCGATCTGATCGCTCCCGGTAACACCGATAAGGGTAGCATCGAGTACCCGCAGGAAACGGGCTTCACGAACGCCGCTGGCATGACGGCGGAGGGCGGCACTAAGCCGGAGTCGGCGATCAAGGTCGGGCTGAAGACTGCTCCGGTGCGCAAGATCGCGCACTGGATGCGTGCTTCGATGGAGATCTTGGCAGATGCGCCGGCCCTGCGGTCGATGATCGATTATCGACTCCGCTACGGTCTCGCGTTCAAGGAAGATGCCCAGCTTCTGGCCGGTGACGGCACGGGGCAGAATATCCTTGGCATCAACGCTGTGGCGCAAGCGTATGTGCGGCCGACCGGCGCGGTGGTCACGAGCGAGACGCCGATCGATCGGCTCCGTCTTGGTATGCTGCAGGTGATCCTCGCCGAATATCCCGCGACCGGCTTCGTTCTGAACCCCATCGACTGGACCAATATCGAGCTGACGAAAGATGCGGCCAACGGCTACATTTTCGCCAACCCAGCCGGGCTCGCTGGCCCGGTTATCTGGGGTCAGCCGGTCGTCGAGACGCAGGCGCAGACGGTGGGCAAGTTCACCACGGGCGCCTGGAAGATGGCCGCGCAGATCTTCGATCGCCTCACCGCCGCCGTGACGGTGTCGAGCGAAGATCGCGATAACTTCATCAACAATTTGGTGACGATCCTCGCCGAGGAGCGGCTCGCCCTGACGATCTATCGTCCGGAAGCCTTCGTCACCGGCAGCGTCAACCCATAAGCCGGTGCGGCCGGGCTTCGGTCCGGCCAATCCGTGAGGAGCAACCTCATGAAGAAATTCAAGTACACGCGCGACCTCGAAGGCGCCCCGATCGGTACGGTCCGGACTTTGGATCCGACCGAGGTCGAAGCGCTCGTTACCAGCGGCGCTTTGGTCGAAACGGACGAGGATCCAACGCCGGTCGGAGAGAATACCGCAGTAGTTACGGGGCCGATCCTTGCTCGTCCTCCGGAACGGACGGTTGCGGATCTCGTAGACGCCGCACGTAAGGAAGTGTCGGATCAGGCTCAGGCTGCGTTCGAGCTGCTGAAGGACGATCACGCAGCCGCGCTTCAGCTCGCTTCCGACCGCGCCAAGGCCGACCTAGACCAGCAGGCCGCTGATCACGCCGCCGCGCTGAAGCAGCGGGATGATCAGATCTTGAAGGCGAACGACGATCTGGCCGCCGCATTGAGCCGTGCCGAAGTCGCCGAAACCGCGCATGTCGCCGCTCTTAGTGAGATCGAGGCGCTGAAAGATGCGGCGAAGGCGAAGCCGACCTCGAAGGCGAAGGCCGAAGGCTAATGCGTACGCTCGTCGTCACGCCTCCTTTGGCTGCACTGTCTTGGGACGACGTGCGGGCGCATTTGCGCATGGAGGCCGACGACGAGCGTCAA